CCGACCAAGCCGCCCAAGCCGCCCAATCCGCCCAAGCCGCCCAAGCCGCCCAAGCCGCCCAATCCGCCCAAGCCGCCCAAGCCGCCCAAGCCGCCCAAGCCGCCTAAGCCGCCTAAAGTAACTGAAAGCGTATTGGTAACAGACTCGTGTATTAAGAGATATTCATTCGATGTGCTGTCGGATGAAAACTCCGACAGGCTGGACAGTGTGACTGATGCTCTGATCAAACTTAGAGAACGTAAGAAGAACAGACCTACATCTATGAAGTCTATGTCCGACATACGTAAGTCCATGGTCCCATTGCGTAGTCTGTCTTTTCAGAACGTGATTGGATGCTACGGACTGCCGGAGGCTAGCTTGATTGAAATTATTGGTGCTGAAAACATCGGTAAGTCTACGCTGCTTCACTGGATACTAGGAGGGGCTATGCTAGAGGGAATCCCTTGCGCGGTGCAGGAAACAGAAGCTAAAGAACTAACACCACACTGGGCTGGTAGGGCCATGCATCCTGATAGAAAACTATCGCAAAGGATGCTGGAGAGACTAGATGTATTCCCGGAGGTGTTTGAACTTACGCAGATGGAGGACAATCTATATGATTGGGTTCATACCATGCGTGTCGTAGTTGGCGTTCCTAAAAGTACGCCACTTATTATGGCTGTGGATAGCTGGTCTAAGCTGATGAACTCCTCGGAGTCTGCAGGCTTCTATGACTACGGCGACAATATGGACGCCAAGGCTAAAGCTAAGAAGAAAGGTACTAACGAAGGTTCCAACTTTGTGCACGCTAAATGGGCGCACGCGTGGTGTCGGAAACTCCCAAGTTTCCTGGCTACACATAATGTAATGCTAATCATAATCTCTCACCAGAATGACTCTGTTGATATGACTGGCGGATCCAGCTTTATGTCAGCGGAGTCTGGAGCTCTATGGAACAAGAAGAAAATTGGGGGGAGGGCTTTCAACCAAAACGCTTCTTTGCAATTGATTCTGTCCAGATCTGGAGTTGCCAAGGATAGTGCTGGTACAAAAATTGGTACCAATCTTAAGATGCGCGTAGATAAGAATTCATTCGGACCAACAAACCGCATCATGGAATACATGCTCAAGAATGACAGGTTCGTTGATTCCGAATCTAGACTGGAGCCCAACTTGATGTTCCATGAAGGCCTGGCCAAATGGTTTGCCGACGAACGTATTAAGGGTACTACAGCATCTAGAAAGAGATACACCTGTGAAGCCCTTGGGGTTGTTAATGCTACTTCGGAAGACTTCGAGACAGCTCTTAACAGTTGTCCTGCTGCACTCAACGAGATTGGGCAGGACCTGAAAATATACGGGTACGAAGACGTCGTTGATATAATTACGGCCGATGAGGGAGCCACAGTACACTAAGACAAACGATCACATACTCCGAGGACACATAGCTAAAATATTCGGAGTTAGTGGTCGCGACCTGCAGGATACCCTGCAGGTCGCATCGTCTAGCGGGCATGTGAAGCTTCCTTTTGATTTGGAGGAAGTTGTTATTGTTAAGGAAAAGTTTCCTATTTTAGGTGCGATGGTTAAACCTAAAAGAGTGACTATATTTAGAGATCTAATGCTGGAGCTCGAGCATGGTACCCCGGTAATACTCACAGACTCACTTTTGTCATCTCGTGATTCATTATATGCGGCTATGCCAATTGCTATAGAGGATAAACACAGTATGGTTTACACATGGTTAGACTGTATGGATTTAAATTTCCAACTTTTTATGTCTACTATAGATGATACATTAATCATAGCAGCGCCACTACAATGTTTTAAGCGTGAATAATACTAAGACAGGAGGGGTTAGAGGAGTGATAGAGTTACTCTATCGCTTCGAGGGTCCGAACGATGCACTGACTGGAGACACTTTAGATTGGGATGATTACTTTGCTCCTTGCGGACCAATTGGCATATCAGAGTTCAATGACCCATTCGAGATTCTTGAATGGTTTTACGAAAGACCTGAATTGTTTGGTGGTAAAAATTGTCGCATGGTTAAAAGGCACGACGTCATAAACCTAGTTCTTAGAGGGGACAAGCATAAGAGCATATGTTTTGTAGTAATTGATGAAAAGTTGGATTCCGGTTGGCTGTATAACGGGGGCAGAGCGCAGAGCGATATTAATAGTAAATGCAAATTAATGCTACTACCACTAAGAAGGGTTATGAAACCATTCCATAAAAACAAATGATGGCAAGTGAGTATAAGTCCGGGGGATTAACCCTTCTGGCTTTTGAACCGATTAATCGAAGTGCTGATTACAGATTTCCTGTAACAGCCTCAGATGTATTAGACAATAGATGTAATTTGAATGTTGTTACGGAAGAAGGACTACTGTGTTCTAAAGTTATTAACGATGTAGAATCGATGTGTTCTTTGATGCACCATCTTGATACGGACACCGATGCTCTTCTTGGTCGTGTTATGTCTGTACACCCACGACGCACTATAGCGACTATTCTAAGATGGGGCGCAATGCTGGATCTTCCCGGAGGTGCCGGTATATTTAGAGCAATAGATGTCGCAGAGTGTTTTTACGGGCCTGATTATTATATGACTTTCGCAGAAAGATCTGGCTTCGGACTGGATATGGTGACAAGTGCTATTGCGCCTGGTGTTAACGCTAAAGAGCTAAAAGAAAATCCGCATGAACTATGGAAGCTATTCAAGAAGATTATAGAGGCACCAAATTAGACGTAGATCTCCTACTGAAGGGATCTTCCCGTATGCCTGGTGCCTTGTCACAGCTGGGATTTTCGGAGCTAAGGGAGGGACAAGGCGAACCAATCAGTAGTATTATGGGAGGTAGGGATACAATATGTATTCTGCCAACAGGCACAGGTAAATCCGGGTGCTTCATAATTCCGACGCTATGTCATGACTGGAAGACTGTTGTCATATCACCTCTGGTTGCTCTTATGCGCGATCAGGTTAAATCATTATGGCGTGCCGGTATTTCTGCTGGAGCGCTGTCTAGTGTACAGACTAACTCAGAGAATAACTCTGTGGTGCAGGCGTGGATGCGTGGGGATATTCAATTCTTGTATGTGGCACCTGAGAGGTTGGAAAACCCGCAACTTACGCAGATGCTAAACATGGTCAACCCTGATCACGTGGTGGTCGACGAAGCTCACTGCTTATCCCAATGGTCGGATAATTTTAGACCTTCTTACACCAAGGTGGGTGATATGATTGCGAGCCGCAACCCTAGAGTTGTATCAGCGTTCACTGCCACTTGTCCCGGTGAAGTTGAGTCCGACATTCGTAGAATCCTAGGTATACCTAATGCGCAGCTGTGTAGGTATTACCCCAGGCGCAGTAATCTAAAACTAAGTAGTAAGGAATACGTTGGTCCTGCTGATATTGCTAGGATGATTGATCGAGTGAAAGGATCTGTTATCGTTTATTGTTCCACCGTAAAAGGGGTTGAGGAATTGGCCGCGCAGCTATCTAGGCTTATAGATGACGAAGTCGTACCGTTCCACGGGCGTATGACTCCAGATGAAAAGAGAACAAATCAGGATTTGTTCATGGACGGGCACGCCAAGGTTGTAGTGGCTACGAATGCGTTCGGTATGGGTATTGATAAACCCGACATCAGGGCCGTGTTCCACCGAGACATGCCTGGTACCATAGAGCAGCTTTCACAGGAAATAGGACGGGCTGGTCGAGATGGTAAGGAGTCTATATGTGTCACTATGAAGGACGATTCTTCAGAACGTGTACAAAGATTCTTCATAGAAGCTGGTAACCCCGGCGAGAGATCAGTCAGAAGCCTTTATGAAACTCTTAAGAATAAATCTGACGGTCGTAATTGTATTAGGATGACTGGCGTTGAGCTGTCTAAGGCCAGCGGTATAAAGGACTATCATGTCAACAGTGCCTTGAGTATACTAGCTAGTAGTGACGTTATAAAACGTTTCAGCGCCGAGGACAGGATAGCCAGAGTACGAATACTAGTTGGGGAGTCATCAGATAGTAGGCTTAATAAAGCTTTAGATTGGATACGTGAAGGCGGCGTATCCATGCCTGATGGATTCTTTGAGATAGATCTTAACTGGGTGGCCACAATGTGGGGCGTTACAGAGGCCACAGTAACACGAAATCTTAAGCAATGGGATAAGGAAGAAAAGGTAAGCTATCATGCTCCGTTTAATGGTAAAATTACTCAGGTAGTAGGACCTGTCACTCAGGTTGATTTTGATAGATTGAAGTTGAAAGAACGAGAGGACTATAGAAGTATCCAAAAAGTTATCGACTACTTCGATATACCAGACGACCATAAACACGAGTACATGGAGGACCACTTTAAACAGAGCTATGAGTGACTTGGATCTAACCAAAGCCGTTAAGGCTATAAAGGAGTTAGGAGATCCTACTCCTTTTTCTTGGACTGATCTTCCTCGCTTTAACAATGATGTTATAAAGTGTGTTTGCGGCACATGGAAACCTCTGATTGAGATGGAGCTACTACGTACAGGTGTGGTGGACGCTCACAGCAATGTGTGTGTGGGGTGTGATGCTGGTATTAAACACGACAGAGAGCTGGCTAGAATTGTTTGTTGCGGTTGTCTTAGGGTAGTGGCTAGAATACAACCACATAAGGATCCAGTAGGGTTTAAGTTCCAGACCAATCGCAGTTACCACATTTTAAAGTGTGGGCACTGCCATCCGGGTTTGACTGAATCAGACATTCTTGAGAAGGTAATATACGACCGTTCACTAGGTCGAAAAACAAAATAAAACATGAGTAAAACAGTATCAGGTTTGGAAAAACCAAAGCGGGAGAATGTTAATAAAATTCTCGCTGTTAATATGAAACCAGCAGAGTTGCGCGAGACCGATGAAGGTCTTCGCACTCTTGTCACGTTCGTTGAGGCCAACGGGGATTCGAGAACACTAGATTGTACTAAAGAAGTGTACAGGCGTGTAGAGGGTAATCCACGACCCGGAAAGGCTCACTATCCTATGGATATGTTGTTGGATAAGAACTTCCTAATATCCGTAGACAAGCAAACCAATAAGGTTGTCGGAGTTGATGTCATGCCTAAGGTGTTGACAAATAGATTCGGTAAACTTGCAGATCAGGATACAATCGAGTTCGTGTCCATGAGAATTAATCAGGATACAGGTGACATTGACATCAAGAGCGTACCTCCTAAGGTCGGCGCAAAGGACCTGATTAGGATTATCAATTCACTGGATAATGAGGAATTGATCACCACAGGCCAAAGGCTTGCAGGTAGATACGAAGTTATGAGCGTTTCTGGTAACTCGGTGGAGATTGATACCGCAGTGTGACACTAAAATGGGGAGGTTAGACTTACTGCAACCGACTAGTAAATAGAGTTATATAAGTTTGATGATGGTTGTCGTCTTTAAGATTACGGACACGCTCATGGTGGGTTTGTCCGTAATCTTATTGAGGCCACTGTCTCTTACGACAAGATGGAACATAAAGACAAGACCTCGCAGGGACTTGAACTAAGGTTGTACCCGGAGCTGCGAGTCCGGGTGGGTGTGAAAACTTTGGCCATTATTCCGGGTCAGACTTTTCAGGTTTACGGATCGGATGGTCACTTTGTACCATTCCGTTACGGTATTCACTGTGCGCAAATCAGGAATGGGATGATAACCGCTTCAAACTCGTCAGACGATGTAGATGAAGCTACACTGGTGGCCGCGTTAGAAGATGTATCCGAAGAGAGTCATCGATTTCTGAGGTCCCTGTCAGGCAGACAGACAGGGGGATCCCACGGGGGGTTTAGGTACCTCAGGCCGACGAAGTTTCAGCTACCAGGCCTGTGGCCGCTGAGGGTATCGAAGCCCCCATACAGGCCATATATAGAGGGGTGCGGCGCAAGTGTAGTGGAGACTATGAAGATGGTGAATAAATATGAGCAGTCAGACGCTTATATTGAAACTCCGGTGTGGGTCACACCGGATAGTAGAGGGGATATTGAGCTGTACGACGTAACGTCTGAAGAGATGCGGACGTTTAGGTCCACCTACATCCCTTTTACGGGTAGACCTCTGGAGTCGTTGTACGACGACGACACAGAAGCTTGGCTAGCCATGCTGGCCTACCAGGCCAGCTTTGCTAGGTTGGTGCGCGAGAGCGCTATGAAGGGTCTGTTCCTCGCAATACCAGGAAAGGCCGACTCCGGTACAGTAGAGCTATGTGCGCCCAATTCAATAGACAGACTGAGGTCTTATACCGTGAGGTTGACGTCCCCTCGGGACCCTTGGATGTGGCTAGAGGGTGATGCGCCTGCTCAAGTGCAGGCAGCACTTAGGAACGATTGGACGGGACCTGGATGCGCAGAAGTCATTACACCAATGACGACGGCGGCCCTCAGCCATAATAGAAATTCGTTTGAGGAGTGTTCGAAAGAACAGGATGACATGGATGCTATTATGGCTTCCCTGGAAGTGTAATCAACAAGGTCGCCGCGTGGCGACCTTGTTTTAGCTGACAATACACACATTTTTAGCTTATTGTTCTTTTATATGCAATCGCAGGAACCAATGGCCCCGGAGGGTGTAGATCTGTACGACTTTGAGGATCACTCCACGCATAGGAACTTGATATTCAATGACGCCAAGGATTCTTTACTATCTCAATTCCCACAGTCCCACAATGGTGTGCGTCTGGAATTGCATGATGTAGATTATGCTGATCCCGATAATGTTTCTTTGTCTGATCAAAAGAAAGCTATTCTTGGTAACAAATTTTTAGCCCGCAGGTTAAGAGGAACGGTAAAACTATTCGACGAAGAGACAAACGAGCTACTCGACGAGAAAGCGCAGACTCTAATGCGTGTGCCTTATCTGACGCAACGCGGGACATACGTGCACGGCGGTAACGATTATGTGTCCATAGCCCAAAGCAGGTTGCTGCCTGGTATGTACACACGACTACAGAAGAGCGGTGAACTAGAGACACAAGTGAACGTCAGATCTGGTACTGGTACAGCTTTTCGTGTTGGTCTCGAGCCTAAGACTTCCCAATACAAGATGCGTATTCAATCTGCTAATCTTCATCTGTATTCCCTACTACATGATTTGGGAACTACAGATGAAGAGCTTGAACGATTGTGGGGTAAAGGCGTACTAGATCTTAATAAGGCCAAATATGATCGTCGTGTTCTAGACAAGGCCTATCAGCGTCTAGTCAGTAGATGGGACCAGCAGGAGGATGTCACAGATGCGGATAAGGCCGTAGCAATTAAAGATGCTCTCGAGAGATCACAGGCTAATACCAGAGTCCTGCGTCGCAACGTACCCAATATGTTTGACAGGACTAAGGCGGCTGAGTGGGTGCATCAGGAGGAAGAACTTGACGCACCGGATGATCTAGATTTCAAACCAGATCTGCGACCTGAGGACATGCGGGACGAGATGAACAGAGTTTATGGGGGAGTTGGAGCTCGACTAGCTTCCATGCAGAAATGGCCTCAGAAATGGATACACCCCCAAGACCCCAATGGGTGGATGCAATGGTACGAGCAGTATCACCATGGTCGGCGCACTGCCGACGACTCTCGACAGATCAATCGCTGGAAAGGAATTAAGGCGAGACACCAGAAACAATTTGTAACTAATCCCACACCTAGAAGAGCGTACACTCTACGCAACTGGGCTATAGATCCTTTGGCCAATCTCCCGGAGGAGGAGCGTGAGAGCTTCAGAGCGCAGATGGATGCCTATAAGGAGGATAGAGACAATAGATTTCAGGTTAAGGCTGCTGTATTGTCCGAGCCTGATCTGGCCGCAATTGCTACATTTTTAAATCGAGAGCACAGTGCGGGTTTGGATACAGATTCTAATGTGCGGGAACTGGAATCTCGTATAATGGAGTTCGTCACTTATACGCAGGGTATAAATCCAGCAGTGTTACAGGCTGGTATAGACGGGCTGGCCAAAGTACAGAAGCAAGCCAGCGAAGCAGTCTTACACACAGTAATGCCAGGTCACTTCATTAAGCTGGCGCGACAAGGAGCTGGTGTGTTGTTTAAGATGCCTAACGGTAAGTATCTACTACAAGAGAATCAACCGGACGACGTAGACCCGGGGGAAGAGGATACCTTAGGTAAGCTAAGACCAGCTGGGGGAGGTAAACATACCAGTGATAGAAATCTTAAGGCAACCATACTTAGGGAGATGGAGGAAGAGTTTGGTATATCGCAGGGTACGGCGGGATCCGATGTAACACTTCTTGGGTACATATCCAAAGGTAAGTTCAAGGACTGCGCCATGTTTGAATACTACGGACACGGTCTTAAGCCTGGTTGGTATCAGGCGTCTAATAGCTCTAACGAGAAGATAAAGTTAGTAGAGGCAGAATTGGACGATACCAGATATATAGGTCCTAAGTTACAGTCCCTACGTCGCTACCAAAAGAACTACAGACCGTCGTCTCGTGGTAAGAGATTCGAGCCTTGGGTAGGAGTTGATTTGGACGGAACTCTTGCGAATTATGACGGACCATGGGACCCTAATCAAATAGGAGATCCTGTACCAACTATGTTGTCCAGGGTTAAGAAGATGATAAAAGACGGTGAGACTGTGAAGATATTCACGGCTAGAGCATCTAAGCCAAGTAGCATACCACGTATTCAAAGCTGGCTGGAGATGCATGGACTACCTCGTCTGGAGGTAACAAACGTCAAGGATCCAGGTATGAAAGTTTTGTACGACGACAGGGCCGTACAAGTCGAACGTAATAAAGGTACTATTGTTAAGGGGGCATCGGACATGGGCGGTCAGTCTGGTGTACGCATAGATCCTAAGTATTTGGATTTGGGTAATGAGACAGAACAACATAAGTTATGACCACACCGTCACTAAATAAACTATCACACTTGCAGAAGGTCGTAGCAGCTCTATACGGCGCATCCAGAGCATCCAACCAAGGTCTAAAGGATAGCGCGGACAGCTTGATCAGAAGATCAGGCTTCTTTGGAGGGGCCAGTTACCCTAGGGCTATTAAGCTGTTCCGTGAAAATGAACCAATGGCTAATACTCTCCTTGGGGGACCTAAGGGCGTAGACTGGAAGGGAGCACAGAGTCAACTTAAAGCTCTAATACAACCTAAGGCAACCCAGGTTAAACCTATTGAGCAAGGCTTACTGGACTTAGGCCCGAAGAATACTATAGTATAGTGAAATGAGTAGGGAGAATATTAGGCGCATGATGGCCAAGGTTGATAAGGCCTTTCGTCAAAAGGAAGCTAGCTCGTTTGGTTCACACAGCCGGGAGGTTCAGGATGATGGGGAGGAATACTCACAAGTCGGTGTCGGCGGTATACTAGCAGCTACGGAGAATTTGCTTGCTGTGAACAGAGGACTGAAGCCGCCCGATGAACGGGACTCGGCCCAGTATAAGAAGACTTTTAGGACGCACCAGCTGCTGGCAGATAGAATACGTTTGGATGCCGGTAAGCTTCGGAAGTCGCTACTGCATAGGGTGGCTAAACAGCGTAATCTTAAGAGCTTACATAGTTTTTACTTCGATCCTTACGTGGAGGGTCAAATTCTGGGTAATGCACTTAGTGCTCCTCTGGAGGAGATTAACCCTATGCAGCTGGTGGAGCAGAGCAGACGCACCACTCTAATGGGACCTGGTGGACTAGGAAGCGATCAGGCTATAACCGAAGCTACGCAATGTCATTCCGAGGACACCAGCGTTTATACTAAGGAGGGCTGGAAGCTATGGCCTGATGTCACAACTGAAGATTTACTGGCCTGCCGTGTTAACGGAGTTTTGGAATTTCACAGAGCGGAGTCTCTACATAAGTCCTTCTATAGAGGACCTATGTATGGCGTAAAGTCTATTTCAGTTAACTTTCTTTTATCACCCGACCATAGGTTGTTCACATCTTCCAGCGCTAGAACAGAGAATTGGCATTGGGAGACGGCAGAGTATCACCACGGTAAATACCGTTTTTACATCGCGACGGCCGAGCCCTACGCAGGCACTGATGGTTCGGAAACATTCACTTTACCCCAAGTAGAGAGACACCCCAATGGTCGAGGGCTCAAGGACATCCCCCCCATAGAAATGGGTGATTGGTGCGAGTTCATGGGCTGGTATCTATCTGAAGGTAGCTGTTATAATGGTGTTAAGGACAACAAATACTCTGTCACGCTCAGCCAATGCGAGATTGCCAACCCTGATAAAGTAAGCACTATTAGGGATCTATGCCGCAGACTACCTTTTCACTTCAATAGGAAGGGTGTTAACTTTCGTACTAAATCCAAGGTGCTATTCAGTTATGTTGAGCAGTTTGGTAAGGCCCTAGATAAGTTCCTACCCGACTTTCTGTTTGAAGTCCGTCCTGAATTCAGACGAAGGTTTTTAAAATCTTTTCTGGCTGGCGACGGTAGTAGTCAAAACGGTCGTAGCAAGCTGTATTCATCTTCAAGCCGAAGAATGGTGGATGGTATAGAGCGTCTCTTGATAAGTTGCGGTGCCTCAACCTCCCTTCGTAAACCATTTAAGGTCTATAACCGCAAAGGGGAACACAGTTCCTGGATACACGCGGTTCGTGAATCTTGCGTGACGGTGAAAGAGACCAAACCACAAAACCACTTCAAGGAACATTATGAAGGCCACATATACTGCGCCACCGTGCCCGGTGGGATGCTACTCACACGACGCGCTGGTATGGGTTTTTGGAGTGGTAACTCTCTTCATCCGAGTACTTTCGGATTCCTGTCCGTTTTGGAGGGACCGGAATCGAACCGCATTGGTGTAGATACAAGAGTAGCATGGGGAGCTAAACTTGGAAGTGATGGTCGCATGTACCAGAAGTTTAAAGACCGCAGAACTGGCAGATATAAATGGATGAGTCCACAGTCCTTGGATGGCCTTACTATAAAGCTGCCTGATTGATATTGACCAATACTTATCACGATGGCATTCTATACACATCCTGAGCAACATTGACGCTTGACGAAACATGCTCTAAGATCACAAAATACAATCACACAACCAACTATATTGACCATGAATATCAAAAACGTATCCGGTATTGAGAACTACTTTGCGGCCGGTAAACGCGGTGTAAGACTCGCCAACAACGCAACAGCCACAGTCGAAGATACCCCGGAGGCCATGAAAGATGTGTTGGCCGCTGTGTATAATGGCTTGCTGGAGATTGTAGAAACCCCCAATACCGCGGCACTTATGGGTGTGACTGATCGCCCAGTGGGTGTTCTGATTACTGTAGCCAATGATGTAGCCGAAGGAGCATACAGCATCATCGAGGGTGTTACATTCGAGTATGTTAACACAGCGGGCGCTAGTGTAGAAGCAGGCGCTGTTGAGGTTGTTACAGACGACGACGATGCAGCTGCTGCTTCTGCTGCTCTAAAAGCAGCCATCAATGCAAATGCTACGTTGGCTGATTTGAAGATCAGAGCAATCAATGTTATTAACACCAGCGCTGTTGAAATCTACCGTACTGATGGGGATTTGGCTACAGCCATTACGGTTGATGTTACCAACAGTACTGACACCGAGACTGCTATCGCAGGTATTGACAACACGGCCAAAAGCTTCGTTGTAGTATCTCAAGCTGGAGCAGCCACTGCTTTCACAGTTCACACCGGCCTCAAGTCTATCGACTTCTTCACCTTCTACAGCACTGTCACGGCGACAGGGGCAACGGCACCCTATGACGGTACCGCTACTCCAGAAGGAGGAAGTATTGATTTTGATAACGGAGGATCATCGGATATTGTAGGGACCGACCTCGTGTACGTATTGGCCTACGGTACCAGAGTTTAACATCAACATCAAAGCGTTTGCTCTCCATCCACAAAACAAATCATTACGGCAGGAAGTGCCGGAATCCCCGTCCTTTAGGTCGGGGAGCTTCAATCCAACTAAACAACTATGAATACATCGAACGAAATGAGTGAGGAACAATTGACCAAAGCAGCAGAAGCTTGTGAGAACGCCTACGATAAAGGTTTTCTCGCTCACTGTAAGGCAGCGGGCTTCTCAGATACATCGACTCTTAACAGACACAAGCTGGCTGTAAGGCAGCGTGAACATAGAGCGACCAAGCAGGCTAATATGAGATCGGCTATTCTTGGATACTAATACTAAATTCACAACACACCCAATACCCGGTTGACTTTGCCTGGTGTTGGGTGTTTTCTTTTTAAATGCCTTCGATGTTTGATCTGGTTGAACCGATAAGGAAAAAACACAGAGTAACGAAAGCACTAATGTGCAGGGAGCTTGGTATCAATTATGACTACTACTGCTCTCAGTCCAAGAATAGGAAGCATGTAAAAAGAGAGGAAGACTTTCGTAAAAGACTTCGAAAGTTGGATTACAAACTCTCTAAAGTAACACCCACTGACGCTAGAGCCTTTTGGAGAAGATTCTTAACATCCAGCTCTATGATGGAGCTGGCACGTATGGCTACTCGTGCGGCCGTTGACAGTATAGGAACAATGAATCTGGTTTTGGTGGGCATTACTAAACTTCATGCAGCTGTGGTGGAGGGAATGCCTGATAAGACTGTTTATAAGCAGAAGATGGTATCAAATATGAATCCTTTGGACGGGGCCAGACTCACTTTTTTTGTTACCGGAAGTCCATTGCTGTATTACTTCGTAGAACTAAAGCACATTCGGCAGCGCATTCTATTTAGATTCGGCAGAGGATTCAGGGATGGGGACGAGTTGGACCTTATAGGGGAGGGTCCTATATCCGTAGACACTCCGGCTTTCGTCATAAGCTACCTATCCAAAATCATAAAAGACTCAGTAAAGATTAGGAGCAACAGAGGCTATCAGAGATTCGTAGATAGCACTATAGAACGTAAAATAAAAGAGTTCGAAAAATGAGTGAATTACCCGCACAAGACATGAATGATCCTTATGCGCCAGCCACAGTGGCGTATAAGCGTAAGATGCAATACGATTTCCTGGAGTCAGGTGAAGAACCGCACTCACAACAAGATTCTACAGAATGGGACGTTCCTATTCCCCTAGATAACAGCGTGTCCGCTCCTACTCACTTAAACCATACACTGGTGGAACCTACATTGTATAAGTCAGCAGCACCGCCGCACACAGCCCCAGCTCTAAAGGAGATTGAGGTTAAAATAAGCGGCTGTAGGCTTAAGTTGCCAGTTGTTGACGTGTCCATAAACTCCAGGGGTATAGCAATCATGCTTCCCCCGGGTCGAGTATTTGAGCTGGATTTTGAGGCCGAGTTGGTGATTACATTCAGAGGTAAGTCTTACAACGTTATATCCTTTGACCAATTTTACCCTTTTATAGGCTTGGATTGTAGTTTTGTAGCATTTATGTTTGTATCCAATGATTAAGCACGGAGCAGTTGTAGCCGGAGAGACGCCTTCCGAGGTGAGCGGTAAAACATCAGAGATTATTAAGAGCGGTACCGCCGTACTGCGGGACGAGGAGCCTAGCCAGTATAAGATAGAGAATATAAAAATAGTAGACGTCGCCATCGACGACTCCAATAAACCACAATAATGTCTTTTGCGAATTGTAATAATGACGCGTTCAATTCCTTGAACGACGGCAGTAAATTTTCCGATCCTTTCTTAACTCCAAGTAACGCGTTCATACCTAAGGATTTGAAATCGGCTATGGATTTCAGTCTTTTCCTGTATCACCTAAATTCCAACTACAGGCGAGCCTCTCAACGCGTGGTGGCCCACTTTGTTACTGAAATTGATTTCACTGGAGAGACAGGCGACCATAAGGAGAGGGATGAACTTTACGATTACCTCCGCGATGGGTTGGATATATTTGGAGCCATAATGTCCATGGGGGAAGAGTGGGCGTGTTTCTCAGGGTCAACCAAGGTACCCACCAGGGATGGTGTATTCTCTATTAAGGATTTAGTGGGTCAAACTGTGGACGTTATAAGTCAAGACGGTGTCTACCGACCAGCCGAGTTTAAGTCTTTTGGTAAGCAGAGGCTTATGAAGGTGACCTTGTCTGACGGGCAGGAATTCGAAGCAACCCCCGATCACAAATGGGTGGTTCATAATGTCTTCGGCAAAGAGATCAGAGTAAACACATCAGATCTTCTATTAGGAGATAAGATCAAACGTACGGTGGCGGAACGTCCAGATAAGGACGAATCATATTACGCAGGTGTGAGACACGGTTTCGTATTTGGTAATGGTACACTGGCAGACGGAGGTGCCCACTCGACAGTTTCATTCCTAGGAGGCGACGAACACGACGTCCTGCACTATTTCGAAGGTCACGGCGTCCACCTATTAAGCTTGGAAGGATCTCTTGTACGCGTGTCGGACTTACCTACCTACTATAAAGCACTACCCGAGCACGACGCCAGCGCCTCTTACTGGTATGGTTTTGTATGTGGTCTGTTGGCTGCTAACGGTGTAGTCGAATCACAGGGATCAGTAAGTATAGATCAAAGTAATTCGCATGAGTTGGACTCCTTAGTAGATCAACTACCTAGATTAGGTATGGCGTCCACTGAGTCAATACAGACCTTGAACAATGTTCATCAAGTTCACTTACTAAAGCAATTCATGCTACCCGGGGACTTCCTTGTTTCCAGGCACCGTGATAACTTTTCTGATGATTGGGATATACATTACACAGGTGATCAGTTCATAGATATTGAGTCCCTATCGGATACCGACAAAGAGGAAGAGGTGTTCTGTTGCACTGAGATGGCCACGCACACATTCGTTGTTGGTAATGGTGTTCTAACCTCCAACTGCTATGGCAATTCGTTCTGGAGAATTTTCTTCCCATTTGATCGATACTTGATCGACACTAGAAATGGCGGATACGCGGAATACTCATTATCTATGTTTGGTGATGACGCCGAGTTTGATATTAGATCATTAACATACAAGGTCACAGATCCAAGGGATGCGGCTAAAGGATCGGACAAAAGAAAGAGAGTATCACTACCGTTTAGGGATAGGCGTTCCACAGACTTGAGTCGTATTAAGCTCTGCCCACTGGATCCTCGTCAGATCCGTCTTCAACATAGCTGGATCAGTAAGAAAACCAGAGTAGTGTATCAGTTTGAGGAGTGGTTCTTAAGTCAGATAAGGGAAGGTAGACTGCATCAGGTCAATGAGACGCCTATTGATATGCTTAAGGCTATTCAGAATGACGAGGATTTTCTTTTCGACGAGGACAGTGTGTTCCACTGTAAAGCTCCTACTATAAGTGGCATCAGCAATAACGGATGGGGTATACCAGAACCTATTCTAAATTACAGATCACTGCATCAGTTACAAGTATACAGAAAGATTGATGAGTCCATAGGATTAGACCACATGCAACCGTTCCGTTTGTTCAGCCCTAACCTTGGGGGGAGCATTGGAGACACCACCATTTACCAACACCTTGGCGTATGGGCTGATAACATCGGTAGGCTGATTGGTAATAGACGTAAGGATCCATCTAAAATGCACGCCTTTCCGTTTCCTGTTAACTATCAGGAGTTTGGCGCTGACGGTAAAAGTTTGTCACCCAAAGACCTTATTGAATTTCAAACCAACGACATGCTCGACGGTATGGGTTACCCGGCCGAACTGTTCAGAGGAAGCTTAAGCGTACAGCAGATACCAACCGCTCTGCGTCTATTTGAGAACACGTTTCACTTTCTTCATCGTAACTTTGATCAGTTTCTAAGTTGGGTCACAAGACGCACTCTAGACTACCTTAACAGAGAACAAATTGGAGTCAGTCTGCAGTTGCCGTCGATAGCTAACGATCTGGAGGAAAGACATATTTATCTGCAGCTTGCAGCAGGAGGTGAGATCAGTCGCGGTAAGGCTTACAGTCCGTTTAACATTAAGGACCCTGTACAAGAGGCTAAGGAGCGTATGCAGGAGGATATTGAGATAGAGCGAGAGAAGCAGAAGATACAGGCTGATTTTCAGAGGGAACAAACACAAGGCAGTGCGGATCAGGTTATAGCGGGTCAGATGCAGGGACAGCCAGCAGGCGGGTCAGGTGGTAATACTACCCCATTGGATATTATGGCGCAGGCTGAGGAGCAAGCTGCTCAGCTGCTTCAGATAGAGAGCGACGGAGAGAGATCTAAGATGCTTAGGCAAATACAGGCTTCTAATCCAACACTTCATGCTGTGGTTAAGCAACAGATGGAGACTATGAGAGGTGCTGCCGCTTCACAGGGTAGGGCATCGGTAGGTCAACAATTAAGCCAGGGTGGTTGACGCACAGCGTAAATACTGAGATCATAGAACATGACCAAGACTACGCAATTAGTGGCAGTTTTTCTGAAGCTTGCTTCAGAGGAAGATCCCGTTGCACAGATGAAGGCTAGAGTTAAGGCTCTGGAGGAATCGGGGCTGCCTAAGGGTTTGCCTGTGACGCCGGGTAATTTGGATGAGACAGACGCAGACTACGCTACAGAAAAGGACATACCAGTAGATAAGGGGTGGTCTTCTGTACAAACACCAACAGGTAGAGGCGGAGGACCTAAGATTTAAAGTATGATCGATCCCTTAAAACCAGGTGATAATTTTCGTACTCTTACTAATGATGATCTGCATCTGAAAGGTACAGTGGCCGACGCTACCCTAAATCTATACACGAGAAGAAACAGACCTTTATACGCCGCAGCTAATGAGTATAAAGATTATGATCAGAGAAACTCGTTGGGTTATGCGCTGGGGCAAGGTCTGCATAAGGCGATGGTGAACCCTAACCCAGTCAGCAGAACACTGGATAAGGGACCGTGGGTTGGAGGTCTACTAGGAGGCCTGGGAGCAGCTGCGATGGGTTACGGGGGCAGTAGAGCGTTTAGAGATAGGGACAGCATGCACTGGTTGGCCACCCTTCTAGCTGGCGGAGTGGGTGCCGCCGCTGGTGCCTACTCAGGTAATTGGCGTTCTAAACGGGCAGGCTGGCGCATGGGTAACGACGGGCGTCAACAGGTAATGGAAGCAATAAACTCAGCTCCCGGATTGTCTTTTCAACAGAGAAGTCAGTTCATGTTGGGGGTTTCCAAACTTCCAGACACGCAGGTTAATCAGTTAGCTTCTCTGCTGCGTACAGCGACCGGATTCGGCGTAGGGGCTTTGGTGGCTAAATTTCTATCTGGCGCAGGGCTGGGGGGCATGTTACTAGGAGGTCTTATCGGCGGTGTTATTGGTAACGCTTTTAACCCACGACAACCTAAAGACGGGCTAGGACGTCCTAGCTTGAACAATCATGATATGTTTGGTAATCCTTTTATTTGACATCCTCACCGACCTAAAGCCCGTGGTTTCAACCCAATTATTTATATGAACACACAACATTTTGACTTTGGAGTAAAGCTAGCAAGCTTTGCATACGATGTAGGGCCTTCTGAGTTTGAAGTAAGAGCGGCTTACTCAGCATCCCTTGATGCTTCGCCAGAAGTGTCGCAACTAGTATGTAAGATGGCTGCATCTATATACGAATGCGCAGACAGAAAGAAAGATTTCGCTTTTCACTTATATGACGGTCTAAGCAAAGAGGCTTCTTGGTGTGACAACTACAACGAATTCTCCGACTGTGTAATAGATGCGCTTCAAACTATTATGCCCATCCTGGAAGAAGAGGACATGCAGAAGAAGGCCGGAGTAAGGTCGACAATAGCTGGTCTTATAGGAAGAGGGGCAGGCATGGCTCCCGGAGCTGTCAAGACACTTGCAGCCGCAGGAGTATTGGGTGGGGGAGCTGTGGGATCACTGGCGTGGTATGCCAATAGAGACGTACAGGAAGATGAACAAGATCTGGAGGCTTTGAAAGCCCGGGTAAAGAATTACAGCAGGATTACAGACGAGATAAACGACAGACTACGAGCTTCGGGCTACTCTCCATCAGACTCAGAGGGTGAGGATATTGTAAAGTCAACATCAGGCGCTGAATATGTATCCTGATAATCTGCCAGCCTATCATTCTGGTAATTTGCCTAGCTTGTTGTCGTCAGGCAGGGGTACTAGTCGCGCTACTGAGCAAGAGCCTGACTCTGTAGAATCAGATGAAGATATACCCGAATACGACGAGCAGGAGGTAGACGGCGATGACGAAGAATGGTCAGATAAACCCACCTACGCTCAGCAGTTGGTAGAGTATCCAAGCACCTGCAAGGTATGTAAACCTCAGATCAGAATTTTTGATTTGCTGAATAAAGAGGAGCTTAATCGCTACAATAGTACTCTAGCTATGTCGGATCCACCTGAGGCCCCGTCAGCTATCATAGTTGAAGACAAAGTACATGATCCTTCTGCCACAGGTAAGTGGCTTGCCATGGTACGCTATCGTCGAGTACTATATAAGAAGCTCATCAAGCGAACACAAACATGAAGAAAGAAGCTTTACTCTCTAAAAGGGATTTGGACCTTATCAGGAATTTCTTGGTAGGTGGAGTAGCTGTCGGAGGGGCGGCTGGTTTGGCTACTTCTGCGGTGAACCATCTTAATACGTTGAATAAGGAGAAGCCCTCCACATCCGATGATGATGATACACTTTATCTAAACATGCCTAAACAGGCCGTTATTGGTGGAGGAGTCGCATTGGCTGGTGGTGTTCTCGCTGGACTGGGTTCATATGCTGCCGTTAGAAAGATACACCAAAGTATCAAGCGTAAGAGGCTACAGGAACAATTGGATCTAGCGCAGCAGGGTTACATAGATTCTATCGAGGGGGAAGCCTCTCACGAAAAAGGTGCAGCAGGTAAACCAATGAGTTCTTTGGAGGCCCTAGCTAGTTCGCCAATCGCACTTACTCTTCTTCTTGGATTGGGGTCCGGTGTTATGGCACATAAGGCGCTGGATAAGGCCATGCCCCCAACTCGTAAACGTCTTACTAAGGGACCTAGACGAGTTCTACTTAGACAGCCAGAACTTGAAGAAGATGATCCAGAAGTAAAGGAAGCCTCTTACAACGTCGATGATGGTATTGAGTTTCTGCTTAACTTAACTCTAGGAGCCGTGAAGAGTTCGTCGCATAGTGACCTTCCAGATCTTGTATACGCACTTACAAACGGACGAGCTGAGGAGCTTAATTGCCTCAGTACGGCGCATGGTGTAACAGCCATGCTCAGTGCCACTAAGGGGGCTTCTCTAGACTACTGCGGCGATAAACGCAGGGCTCTAGGTATTTCTTTCTCGGTGAAGAGTGCAGAATTTGGTCCTCTAGTCCAACTGTTGACCGCTGCAGAATTCGCCGATAACTATCCTGTGTTCTTCAAACTGGCCGGCCAACTTAGTGACAAAGAAAGCGAGGCACTGGCTGGAGTTATAAGCGCACTAGGGGCAGCGGGAAGGTACGACGTATTTAACGGACACGTTAGCAAGTCGGACACACACTTAGACAAGGAAGCATCTTTTAATACAGGATCTATTCTTCAATCTCTGCTTGCGCAAAAAGATCAAGTTGCTCCTGACGAACAACTAACTGACCAACAGGATACAGAGATGTCCACCTTGCAAGGGGAACGAACAGAACATGGATCCGAGTCTAAAGACTTTATAGACTCCCTCCTGTCAGGATCTGACGATGAACGCAGCGATGTAGTATACTCAGACGAGGAGCAGGAGAGGTCAAACGACGTCCAGAGCACTATGCAAACCCAACAAGCGTAGACTTGACGCAGTGGGCAATTAGAGCGGCATCAATAAGGCCATCGTGAGGTTTCTTACTTCTCGCTGTAGCGAGGAATGTTTCTTTAGGAAACAAGCGTCTGGCAGCAAGAAGACTGGTCGACTTTGTATCTACTTTGTATCGTATTTTACCAGTAGAAGTTTTCTTCCCGGTATTAACTAGTATTTTTTCTATACCATTCCAGCTGACAGCTTGCCACGCCTTCGGTTGTATTTTTCGAAATGGTATACTAGCGTTGTAAAGAGACGCTTCCATGATGCCGTTAATCCATCCGAATTGGAAAGTGCTTTTTGCACTTGATCCAAATATTGCATGTACATCCTCCATGGCGCATGCCACAACGTCGTAGGTTTCGCTCAGTTCCTTAATAGTACGAAGAAGATTAGAAACATCCACATTGTTACCTATGGATGGAGGTTGCACAAAGATTATAGAATCCCCGTTAAGGGGCAAAAAACAATACGCTCCGGTTTTTCCGGGGTCCACCCCAACTACACATTTATTCATGACAAACAACGCATACGAAGGTCTAGACGCGCCTGCAACTAAAAAATTGGAAGAAACAGCAGCAGCCCTTTCGGGCTTTAAGAATAGTAACGAACCGTTTAATATTTCCGGATACTTATGTTCAGATGGGAGCATGTGTGACTACAACGGGTTGCGGTATCTAGAGACGGGAGGTTATATTAGGTTGGTTATGGACAGCTGTGAGTGGCTGACTAATCTAATTAGCACAGCATCGTTACCATCTGACGTATCTATGGAGGCGGCTGATGAGCAGTTGACCAGCTGGAATAAGACACTCACAAAGGAAGGACATGGACGTGCGTACAAGGAGGCAGATTACCATGACGACAGTGGATCTTTCTCTATGTTCAACACTAATCCCGGTGTTCTGATCATTAAGAATCTGGAGCTTATTGGATCCATGCAACATCATAACAAATCCGAGAAGCCTTCACCGAAGAGTGACAAGGCCAAGGCCAAGGCCTGGATAAGATACAACTCTCCTCTTAATAGATACGTAGGACAACTTAATCTGGCCAGTGATAAATTCGATTCATTATATCCATTCGAGTTAAGTGCTGAATCTGTATAAATTCAAGTATGAGTAATGAGTTAAAGATAAGTAGACTATTCGATGACATTGAATTCTCATTTCAAGATGCGTCATTTGATAAGGCTCTTATAGGAACAGCTCAAAAGTTGGATAGGGTTCTGCCTATGTACAGCTGGAGAGCCGCCAAGTCCATTCTGAGCGAGGAGCCGCCTGTAGACGTCTACAGGCGGCTCCAGCCCCTACTAGAGTCTCGAGAGTCTCTGATACTCCACACACTGCCGTGGAGGGAGCTGTGGTCTTGGGCAACCATTATGGAGCTTCCTAGATACGATCAGTTGGATAAGGCGGTAGTAGGGTATGTAGAGGACTCTGAAGATGGGTATCCGTCTTTAGTATATAATTTACCTTTAGCAACTAACCTAATAGCCAGATCACAGGACGACAGTACGATCAGTAATAGTAATCAAAGTATGTTCTCTGCGGGTCTTTTCCTGGAGCGTAGAGTATTAACTTTGGACTTAGGATATGGTTCTCCGTGGTTTTTAACACCTGTGTAATAGAGAGCATAGTAGCGTTACATACTATTGATAAGACTAGTGCTAACTGGTGTTGTCAAAAGCGTCGATCACTCGACGCATATGCAGCTTACGCTGCTCCCATGGTAAAGGTAAATGCGTAAGCTGCTAAATTTTAAATGAGTAGTATCATAATAGCATTTGAGGGTTGTGATGGCTCTGGTAAGTCATCTCAGATACGTCTATTAAAAGAGGAGATACACAAGCGTAACGCAGACCTGCCAGAGGATATGCAGGCTCTTACGACTATAATGTATCAGAACCCAGGAGGTACGGATCTGGGTAAGTTCGTCAGGAATGAGCTTCTTAAGAGGGAGGCTCTCACAAATCGGGAACGCTTACAGGGCATGCTTATGGCCCTTACCAGCGTTGCCGAGGACATTAACACAAAGGTAGGAGTGTCAGAATCTCTTCTACCTGCCGGTACTCAGGTGTATGTATTGTTGGACAGGTGGGTACTGAGCACAATCATATACCAAGCACTACTTGCTCGGGAGAGTGTCTACGACATTCACAAAATCATACACACGACGTTAGAACCCACTGGTGTTAAACCAGATATGTATATGGTGTACCAAGTTTCTCCTGACGTGGCTTGGAGTCGGATATCGTCCCGAGGGGAGTTAAAGACCGTATTCGAAAAGAAGGACAGTATTCAGAGAATAGCTACGGCTTACAATTTCGCGGACAGTTTAGTAGATTCCCCGGTTATTTCTATTGACGCGACGGTGGATATGGAAACAGTATGGCGTAGTACAGCACAAGCTGTGTTTGGTCATGGTTGAAGAAAACGACGTCACAAACGAATTGATAGACAGGTTGGACAGTTTATGCCCGGATCTGCAGGAGGCCTACGAACTGCTGTTGGAAGACGGCGACACCGTAGGCATTGATGAACTTACTCTGTATCTAGTTAGAGAGGTATGTGCATGCTCAAGGGGGACACACGACCCCGATGTGGCACAGCGTCACTTTACCGACAGGCTTAGAGATGTGCGCATGGAGCTTAGCTCTATCATCAGCAACTTGTGAAAACTCTAATAGTCACGAGTTATCAGGCCGAGCAGGTAAAAATACTTCGCGGAAAAGGCCGATCCCTTAGCGAGATCGGCCTGATACTGGGAATACACAATAGGACAGTCCGTGCTGTTCTGGCCGGTACGGCTATTGTGACACCTTAGTTAGGTGTGTTGTTGCTTAGTCTTGTAAGGATAGGCCACAGCGATTGCTGCGGCTCCTTGTGGCGCTCTGACGATAGCAGCGCTATGGACTTTAGGTACGACTAGAAGGGATGATTGATCTGCCCCGCTGGAGGCTGTTCCAGCTACAGTTGCACGCCAGTTGCCGCGTTGCATCGCATTTTGAGAGTTGCTCATAGTAGGGTTAATTTAACCTACATGATGCCATTACGCAACGAAAAGATATCTATCGGGGGCGACACCCTCTATAAAAAGAGCTTTATGTAATTTGCTGATAAGGTGGACCGTAGTTAGGCCGACCAGTGAGCGCACGCCGTAGCTGGTAGTGCGCTCCGTGGTCGCCCTAGCTTATCGGCAAGAGCCTCAGGTATAACTGAGGAAGACCAAACAATAAAACAAAACAAACAATAAAATATGAGTAATGACATCATCACACCCGCCACGACCCTCAAATCAATCTGGGCTCGCTCAGACAGCGACGCTGAGATCGAAAACCTCGGCCTCGCCGAACGCAAGGTCGGTAACTCGGCACGCGCCGATCTCCTCGTCAAGGAAGTCGCGGTGATCGACGCCCGCCAGAATGCAATCAAAGCGGTCGAGAACGCTAAGCACACTGGCGACTTCGCCCCCATCGCCTCGGCGGAGCTTCAAATCCTGAACACCGAGAAGGTCCTCTCCGTCACCCAGGAGGTGTACCGTCGCTATTTTGGTACCCTGCCGACTTCCTAACTTGGTGGGTTAATTTCACAGTCGGGAGAGCGATTGCTCTCCCGACTGTTTTCTAAAATTTTATCTACCACTAACATGCTTAATATAGAAATTGGGGACACAGTTGAATTGAATAATGGCGCGGAGTGTTTGGTAAAGGAACATGAATCCTACCCTGATAGGGCGCGGCTTGCCGATTATTGGTATCACAAGGACACGGGTTTACTTGGGTCCCATGAGGATGATAAAGAACATCACCTCCACGTCAAAAGAATCATCTCCCGTAATGGTATACATTACACAGAATCACTCCTCACATGCTTAATATAGAAAGTGGCGACACAGTTGAATTGAATAATGGCGCGGAGTGTTTGGTAAAGGAACATGAATCCTACCCTGATAGGGCGTGGCTTGCCGATTATTGGTATCACAAGGACACGGGTTTACTTGGGTCCCATGAGGATGATAAAGAACATCACCTCCACGTCAAAAGAATCATCTATCGTAA